CAGCGACGCTTACGCTTACAGGAGCTCCAGCATACCTAGAGTTTCAGCCCATAGGAAGCCTTGCGACAGAGTCTAATAAAGTTGGAGACGGCGGCGCATACTACGACATCACCACCGTATACGGGGGAACAAACGACTCAGTCACGTTCCTTCAGGATGGTGGAATCTACCAGATTACGCTCTGCGCTCCAGTTGTTACCGCAGCAACGTCTACCTCTGTCCAGTTTGACTTTATGGTAAACGGAGTTATGGTCAACTCTTCAGAGACGGAATTTAAGGCTTCTGGCGACCACTTTGTCACCCAGTCCACCTTCGCTAACCTAAACGCTGGAGATATTATATCTGTCACCGCAACGGAAACTGCTGGTACGGCAACTCTAAGCCAATACTCTATCCTTCACTTCCGCAAGCTTTAATGGATAAGGCTGCAGCTAGGATTGAGCTGTTTATGTTTGCAAAGAACAGCTTCGATGACATATTGAACAAGGCCGAGGATCTTGGCCTTATCGATGAGTTTATGATGATTGCATCAGCAGGGCTTGTGGTAGACCAGATAGACGGAAACAGCGTTGTAGAGTCTGTGTCTAACATCAACGTAGACACCAAGGAGGAGATGATTTCCTTGGTAACATACCTTATGGGAGCCTACAGCGAGGACGACGAAGCCGACGATACAACCAATATAGATTATTGGCTAAATTTGAACTAAATTAAAATGAAATGGAACTCATCAGAAAAATCATTGCGGGAACCGACCCACTGAAAGCCTTAGCCTACTATGTAGGCCAGAAGGCGGGGGACGGAGAGATCGACTCAATCGTTCTCGACGGTTCTCACCTCCACTACCACGGAGAGCGCAAGTACCTAATATACCTAAAGAAGGAAGACACGCTTATGCTGTGGAAGACTATCGAGGGTATGCCAGTTATAGTAGAGTACGACTGTAACTTCTAGTTGTAACCGACTTACAACTTTTATTTATTTCAATTAAACATATGATACCATTGTACCACATCCTAGTGCACATACCTAGCGCTGTAAATGACACCATCAAGGTGGGAGAGTCAGAGCTTTACCTCGACACTAAGTTCAACGAGTTCCAACACCGCACTATGAAGGCTAAGGTTGTAGGCATTCCAGCCAAGTTCAAGTCCGAGCTAGAGATAGGAGACTACGTATTCCACCACCACCACGTTGCACTCAACGACACCCAAGTCGTTGACCCTAAAGAAAAGATATACCGCGTAAACTACGACCCCTTCGGCGGTCAGGGCAACCAGGCATACCTTATCGAGAAGCCTGACGGAAGCCTTATAGCTGTTGCTGACTGGGTGTTCCTAGAGCCCTTTGATATCGATGCTGATAAAGAGAAGAGCTTCATAGAAATCATCACCCTCAAGGAACCAGAGAAGCGCTGGGGACGTATCGTTTACGGAAGCCAGTGGCTAGAGGAGGAAGGTCTCGCTGTGGGCGACGTGGTGTACTTCGCCAAGGACGCAGACTACGAGATGGACATCAATGGCCGCAAGTTGTGGCGTATGCAAATCCACCACCTGATATGTCAAAAGCTGTAAAATTCACAACAGTTACTGCTGCGCGTAACCTCATCTCTGCGATGGAGGCTGCTATCGGCAATATGACCGAGGAGATCCGCAAGCCGGTAGACCCCGATCTAACGGGGTCCGCCCGCAAGGCAGAGCTGCAAGCGATCAAGGATACAGCCCTAGCCTGCAAGGAGCTTATCGTAGAGAGGCAGAAGCTAGAGCAGCTTGTTGGCGACATCGAGGAGTCCGGATCCTTTGAAAAGGAGAAGGACTTCAAGGGAGGCTTCGCTGAGAGGATGGCAAGATAATGGCTGGCCTGAAGGTAATAGACAAGCAGGAGGTGATAAGCATCTGTCCGAACAATTCGGACGGACCTATCATTGAGATAGAATCCCTCAGCATCCAGTTACCAAAGCCGGAGGGTTTCCTCTTTAGCGACCTACCCAAGCATCAGCAGATGTGGAAGCGTCAGGACATCCCTAGGGAGCTTGCGCAGATAAACTCTATGGACGACTGGTACGAGTCCCCCAGAGAGTTCCAGCAGAGGTGGAGCCCCTACATCGAGCAGGAGTTCAAGAGGCGTAAGGAAGGCCTGTGGTTTATGAACAACGGTGAGGAGACCTACATCACGGGTCACCACTATATGTTCCTCCAGTGGAGCTCGATAGACATCGGATACCCTACGTACCTAGACTTTCAGCGTAAGCTGTTTGTCCACCTATCGGCCTGCGAGGCAGACCCTCGGTGTCTTGGTCAGATATACACCAAGTGCAGGCGTTCTGGGTACACCAATATGAGTGCTGCTGTGCTTGTCGACGAGGGCAGTCAGGTGAAGGAAAAGCTGTTGGGTATTATGAGCAAGACAGGAACAGACGCCCAAGAGGCGGTATTCGGCTCTAAGATCATCCCCATATTCAAGGGCTACCCATTCTTCTTTTCTCCTATCATTGACGGAACGACTAACCCAAGGATGGAGCTCGCCTTCCGCGAGCCCTCGAAGCGGATCACCAAGAAAAACAAGACGACCTCACGAGGTGAGGCTCTCGATACTATAATCAACTGGAAGAACACTACCAATAACGCGTATGACGGAAGCAAGACCCATATGCTGTTTCTTGATGAGGCTGGTAAGTGGCTCAATCCTAACGACATAAGAGAGGTGTGGAGGATCCATAGGACCTGTCTGCTCGTTGGACGTAGGGTGATTGGCAAGGCGATGGTGGGGTCCACAGTAAACCCTCTAGACAAGGGCGGCAGGGAGTTTAGGAATCTGTACTACGACTCCGACCCTAACGACCGCAACGAGAACGGAAGGACCAAGAGCGGGCTTTATAAGATATTCATCCCGGCATACGATGCGATGGAGGGATTCTTTAGCCAGTACGGCCTGCCTATTGTTGAAGACCCAGAGACTCCAATGCTTACCGAAGACGGAACTATAACCGAAATTGGAGCTAGGACGTTCTTAAAGAACGAGAGGAAGGGCCAGCAGAACAACAGCTACGAGCTCAATGAGATCATACGCCAGTTCCCCTTCACCGAGGACGAGGCGTTCCGCGACTCGACCAAGAGTTCTCTGTTTAATATCCAGAAGATATACGAGCAGATACAACACAACGAGGAGCTGTACCCCAACCCTGTGGTCATCGGCAACTTCCAATGGAAAGACGGAAAGATGGACAGCGAGGTGATCTTCGCCCCCGACCCTAATGGGCGGTGGCGTGTGGCTTGGCTGGCACCTACCGATATTCGAAATAAACGAAAGATTGAGAACAATAAAGCTGTTGCCCCCAACGGAGCATTCGGGGTTATGGGTGTTGACTCCTACGACCTTGACACCACCCTTGACTACAGGTCTTCAAAGGGTGCCTGCCACGTATACAACAAGTTCTCGATGGAGCACCCCTCCAATATGTTTGTCGCGGAGTACGCCTCACGGCCTCCGCTTGCCAAGATATTCTACGAAGACATCCTTATGGCTGCGGTATTCTACGGGTACCCTGTTCTGATAGAGAACAACAAGTACGGCATCGCTAGGTACTTTGAGTCAAGGGGCTACGACGAGTACCTTATGAACCGCCCTGCGCATCTAGCGTCCACCTCTTCAAAGATGAACGTAAAGACAAAGGGGATACCATCCAACAGCCAAGATGTCATTCAGGCTCACGCTCAGGCTATTGAGTCCTACATTCACGACCACGTAGGCCTCCACAACGAGAGTGGTAAGTTCGGACGGATGTATCTAAACAGGACACTTGAGGACTGGATAAACTTTAAGATAGACGACAGGACAAAGTTTGACTTAACAATCAGCTCAGGGCTGGCACTTCTTGCCGCCCAGAAGCAGGTCAAGGAAGTCAAAAAGACAAACTTCAACGAGCGTGTTTTCTTCCGCAAGGGTAAGGAAATTAGGCGATAAGTTAAGTTCGTACCTTTGTCCATAAACTCCGATAAATGGATCAATACTCTTCAAAAGATAACTCATACGACTCTACGTTTCCAGACCCTTTTGCCTCGCACGATGTAAAGGTTGGAAAGAGGTACGGTCTTCAGTACGCAAAGGCTGTATATGGCCAGTGGGGAAGCGCCCAGTACGAGGGCTCTCTGTACAGCAAAAGATTCCGTGAGTTTGAAGTATCTAGGGACTACGCCAACGGAACGCAAGATACATCCATCTACAAGCAGATACTTACCTCTCTTGATCCCAACAACGGTGATGGGTCTTTGGTGAACCTAGACTGGACACCAGTTCCTATAGTTCCCAAGTTTGTAAAGATTGTAGTCAACAAGATTCTGTCTTCTAAGTTTTA